GATGGCTCGCAGTGCAACGCCCGAAGTCATTCTTGACCGGGCGTTCCTAAATGCTGATTTGTCCGACCGGCGCGATGCCGGTTGGTGCTGTATGCGGCGCGATGCCGTTTCTTCTGGGAGGCCGCGATGGCTGAAGTGCGTGAACCGGACCGGCTCGGTGTTCGGGGGTCGAGGCTGTGGTGTGAAGTGACCGCCTCATACCCGGCGATCATGGGCCGGCAGGCGGAGTTGGAGATCCTGACCGAGTCGTGCCGGATCGTGGACCGGCTGGAGAAGCTCGACGAGATCCTGTCGGGTGAGGCGGAGGAGTGGGCCCGGTTCCGGCTCCCCAGGTCCGATGACCAGCCGCTGGTGTTGATGATCGACGGTGCGCTCGCGGAGTCCCGGCAGCAGCAGAACGTGTTGAAGCAACTGCTGGCGTCGCTGCGGATCCCAGATGAGGCGGGGAAGCGGGCGGGTATCCGGCCGGCTCGGGGGTCGTACCAGCCGAAGGGCGCGGGGACGGGATCGGTGTCGTCTCTGGACCGGGCGCGAGGCCGTGCCGGGTCCGCGTGATTCTCGTCATATGGTGTGCGGCCGGTGTCTCGTGAAACGATTACCACATGCCTGGAACATGCACCGCACCGTCTGGGTGCACGCGCCAATCTGATGCTCGCGGTCTCTGCGTTCGGCACTACCAGCGGCTGATGCGGCTCGGGACGACGGAGCTGTCGCGTCCCGAATACGCCCCCGTCTGTTCCCTGGAGGGGTGCGAGCGGAAGCACCGAAGCAACGGCTACTGCCAGCGCCACTACATGCGATGGTGGAAGACCGGCGACCCGGGACCTGTCGATTCGACCCGACGCTACCGACCTGAGCGGGTCGTCTCGCCCCGAGACGGATACGCACGCGTCCGCGCCGTCGGGCACCCGCGCGCCGACAAGGCGGGGATGGTTCTTGAGCACATCGTCGTCATGGAAATGACGCTCGGCCGGTCGATCCGGTGGGACCTCGGCGAACAGGTCCACCACGTCAACGGGGTAAAGGACGACAACCGTCCGGAGAACCTCGAACTGTGGGTGGTGAGTCAGCCGCGGGGGCAACGCCCCGCCGACCTCGTGGCGTGGGCATGGGAGATCATCGGTAGATACGGCGAGGGGGAGACATGTTCCGCCCCCAATTCGACGGACACAAGTGCTCCCTCGGGTACCTAGCCCTCGACTGGATCCACGCGTTCGAGTGCCACGGCCCCGGTGACGTCCAGGGCGAGCCTTTGGACTACGACGACGAGATGCGCGACTTCGTCATCGACGCCTACACGATCGATAAGTTCACGGGCCTGCGCGTTTACGACGAGGCCGTCCTTTCGCGCGCCAAGGGCCGCGCGAAATCAGAGACCGCTGGCCACATCGGGGTCCTGGAGGCGTTCGGCCCGTGCCGGTTCGACGGGTGGGCGCGAGGCGGGGAGCCATACCCGATCTTGGGGGTGCGCGAAGACGATGCGTACCTTCCGGGAGAGCCCATGGGGCGCCGGGTCACTTCCCCGCTCCTGAAGGCCCTGGCAACGGAAGAATCCCAGGCCGGGAACACGTTCGAGAACATCGCTTTCATCGCCGGAACATGGGGCCCCGAAGTCCACCCGGAGATATACGCCGGAGTGGGCGGTATTCGCCGATACCAGTCGGCCACGGCGCTATACCTACCGGATGGCGGGGAAATCCGTGCGTGTACCGCTGGCTCCGCCAGCAAGGACGGTGGGAAAGAGACCTGGGTGTGCGCGGACGAGACCCACCTCTACATCGTCCAGGAACTGCGTAACATGTACGGCACCGTGCGCCGCAACTTGGGGAAGCGGAAAATTGCCCAGCCGTGGCTCCTGCAGACATCCACCGCGTACCGTCCCGGTGAGAACTCGGTGTTCGAGGCCACTCTCACCGCGTGGCGTAAAGGCGAGCTATCTTCCAGCGTATTGGTCGACCACCGGGAAGCCAGGGGCCGGATCGACCTCAATGATGAAGCACACACCATGGCCCAGTTGCGGCAGGTGTACGGGGCCGCGGCGGCATGGATGGATCTACCGAGGCTGTACCGCGAGATGCGTGACCCACGATCCTGCCCGGATGACGCGACGGCGGCACGGTATTTCTTGAACCGCCCCCTGTCCACGAAAGATAGTTGGATCCCGCTGGATGTGGTGGAGCGGCAGTCGTGGAAGGACGTCGTCAAGGCCGGTGAGTCGATCTGTCTGGGGTTTGACGGTTCGCTGAATGAGGACTCGACGGTCCTGATCGGGTCGCGGATGTCGGACGGGTTCCTGTTCCCGGTGGGGATTTGGGCGAAGCCGACGGGCGCGGAGGGTCAGTGGTGGGAGGTTCCACGGCTGGAGGTGCTCGCGTCGATCCGGGAGGCGTTCGGCCGGTATGACGTGGTCCGGATGTACGCGGACCCGCATGAGTGGCGTAGCGACATCGACACGTTGGCGGGCGAGTTCGGGGAGAAGCGGGTCGTCCCGTGGGAGACGCGCCGGGATCTGCAGATGGCGGCGGCGTTGGACCGGTTGCATGCGGATCTGATGATGGAGCAGGTGTGCCATTCGGGTGACCCGGTGGTGGTTGAGCATTTCGGTAACGCGTATGTGCGACGCCGGGGCCGGATGCGTCTGGTCCGTAAGGAGAACGAGGAGTCCAGCCGGAAGATCGACTCTGTGGTGGGTGCTGCTCTGGCGTATGAGTCGCGGGCTGATGCGCTCGCGGCGGGGTGGGTCCCGTCGAAACCGAAACAACGCATGATCGTCAATTAGGGGGTTTCGTGTCTGTTCTGGCGATGCTCCCTGCGACGGGTGGGTTCGTGGAGGCTGGTCGTGGGCTGTTGCGGACGTTGCAGCAGCACCACCAGCGGGAGAAGGCGGCGCTTCTGCTGTTGGACGCCCACTATCAGGGCACGCAGCCACTGTCGTACATGGCCCCGGAGTTGGTCGCGAAGTTGGGGTCCCGGCTGCGGCAGGTCGTGATCCATTGGCCGGAGTTGGTCGTGGACTCGGTTGAGGAACGCCTGGACGTTGAGGGGTTCCGGATCGGTGACGCGGCTGAGGCTGATGAGCGGCTGTGGGACATGTGGCAGGCGAACGGCCTGGATGTCGGTAGTCATCAGGCGCATGTGGATGCGTTGACGATGAAACGGTCGTACGTGGTGGTGGGGGCGCGGGGCCTGTCGGATGTGGATCCGTCGTCGGGGGTCGACACGGACATCCCGTTGATCACGTGGCAGTCGCCGTTGGAGACGTACGCGTTGCGGGATCCTCGGACGCGGCGTATCACGTCGGCGGCGTCGTGGTGGGATGACGAGCCGGTTGATGGTGGGCCGCGGGTGCCGCGGGCTGTGCTGTACCTGCCGGGGTCGACGTCGTGGTGGTCGTTGCGGGGCACGGTGTGGGTCCTGGATTTGGATGGGTCGGTGGGGATCGACGACCACGGTCTCGGGGTGTGCCCGGTGGTGCCGTTGGTGAACCGTCCCCGGACCAGCCGGCAGTCGAGCCTCGGGTTCGAGGGCTGGTCGGACCTGGAGGCGGTGATCCCGCTGTCGGATGCGGCGTGTAAGGCCGCGACGGACATGATGGTCGGTTCGGAGTTCCATGCGTTGCCGCGCCGGTGGGTGACGGGTATCCAGCCGGAGGATGTGACGGACCCGAACGGGCAGCCGGTGTCGCCGCTGTCGCAGGTCGCCGGGTACACGTGGATGTTCCCGGATGATGAGGGGACCGTGAAGCTCGGCCAGTTCGCTGAGGCTTCCTTGTCGAATTACCACGAGACGGTGAAGATGCTCGCCCAGTTGGTGGCGTCGGTCAGTGGTCTGCCCCCGCACTATTTGGGGTCGGCGACGGATAACCCGGCGTCCGCGGATGCGATCCGGTCGAGTGAGGCCCGGTTGGTGAAGCGGGCGGAACGGAAGCAGCGGGCGTTCGGTGAGGCGTGGGAGCAGGTGATGCGCCTCGCCCTGCTGGTCGCTGACGGCACGGTCCCGGTGGGTGTGCGGGGCATGGAGACGGTGTGGCGGGACGCGTCGACCCCGACGGTCGCGCAGAAGGCTGACGCCGCGGTGAAGCTGTACACCGCAGGGATTGTGCCCAGGCGGCAGACGTGGACGGATTTGGGGTATAGCGCGGCGGTCCAGGACCGGATGGAAGACGACTTGGAGAAGGACGCGGCCCGGCAGGCGGCGGCGTTCGGTGTCGGCCCGGCCCCGGTGGTACCGGGCCAGGTCACGGCCGTGCAAGCGGACCCGCCGGGTGGCGACGGGCCGGGGGATGGTTCGGGCAGCGAGTCCGACTAGTACCGGAAGGTAGGGTTCGCTGTGGGTGCCGACGATTCCGTCAACTACGCCAACATGATCGCCGCGATGGCGGCGAACACCCGGGCGGCGTCCGTCCCGTCGGGTGCCGTCGATGGCGCCGACTTGTCCGCGGATGCCCTGGCCACGGTCGCCGCGGGGCTGAGTGGCACCTATGGTCGGATCGACGGCAGCAACTTGTCGTCGACGCGGGCCACCCAGGATGAATCCTGGCTTTCCCGCGCGACGCTTCCGCTGACCGTTCCTACGCCGGATGGTGACCCGACCGTCGTGCACTGCGACGTCCTCCGCGTTCCGGCCGGATTCGGTCCGCAGGGGCACACCTGGTGGATGTCGTTCACCCCGTATCCCGGTGCGACTCGGGAGAACCCGTGTGTCGTTTCGTCGCCGGATGGGACCACGTGGACGGTCCCGACGGGAGGAAGCAACCCGATCACCCCTGGGTCGGAGATCACCACTGCCGGGTTCCTATATGGGTCCGACCCGGACATCGTGATGTCGCCCGACGGCACCACGATGATCGTCTACTACCGGCTGTACCGGGACGACGGCTCCCCGAAGCAGCGGATCTACCGGAAGACCAGCACGAACGGAACCGCGTGGTCGGCGGCGGTCCAGTGCGTCGACATCCCCACGGTCAGCGACAACGCCCTGTCCCCGGCGGTCATCTACAACGCCGGGACGTGGCGGATGTGGACCGTCAACCGAACCCAGTCGACGGTCACCCAGCGGGTCGAGCTGCGCACCTCTTCCGACGGCATCACCTGGTCCGCGGCGTCCTCGTGCACCATCCCGTCCGGCATCGACCCCTGGCACCTCGACGTCCAGCTCGTCAACGGCGTCTACTACATGCTGCCGACGGTGCTGGACCAGGGCACAGCGTCCCGCCTGGTGCTCCTGGCCAGCACCGACGGCGTGACGTGGGTGAGCGGCCGGACCGGCGAGTCGACGATCCCGGCCGCTGAGCGGGCCGTCCCGCTGTCCGGGAACCCGCTGTTCGACGTCGCCCACTACCGTTCGGCGCTGTCGCCGAACGGGGACGGCACGTGGGACGTGTTCGTGTCCGCTCGGCCCTACAACGAGCGGACTGGCAACGGCGACCTGTCGAACAATCCCTGGCTGTTCGGTCGGATCAAGGGCGTCACCCTGCCGATGTCCCGTCGGGCGTCGCGCCCGTTCGCGTCGACCAACTTCACGCGCGGGCAGCCGACCGTGCTGGTGCCGCCGGTCTGCATGATGGGCGCCGCGGCGTCGGCGACCCTGTGGCCGACGACCAACGGCGCGATCTTCCAGAAGCTGCCGACGCTGGCCGACTACGCCACGTTCCGGTACTTCCTGCTCAAGCTGGACCAGACCGGCGGCCACATGCAGTGCGGCGTCGTCCGCTGGACCAAGGCGCTGAACTGGGTGAAGATCGCCGACTCTGGCGACATGGCCACCCCGGCGGCCGGCGACCTGGCGATCGACCTCGGCGCGTTCGAGATGGAGCCGGGCAGCCAGCACGGCTTGTACCTCTGGTTCAACAACAACAACCAGAGCATGGTCCGTCTCGCCAACATCGGGTGGTTGGGCGGACAGCGGATGGTCGAGGCGCTGACCGTCGCGTCGATGCAGATCAGCGGCGGCGCGAACTCGGGCTACTCGAACAACTACGTCCAGGGCATGGCGCTGGCGGCCGACGTCTGAGAATGCCTATTGCGATCGGATCGCAGTAGAGCCGCCGGTACATATCGGCGGATCGGTGGCCGCTCGATAGTTTCGCCCTTCCCCAGGAACCATCCATTCATTCCCTGTCCTGATGCCCCTTGGAGGGTCCCGTCGTGGGCGACACCGAGTACTACGCTGCACTGATCCCGGCCATGGCGCAGGCCCGTCTCGCCGGGCTGCTCCCGTCCCGGTCCGTGGATGTCCTGGATTTGACGCCGTCCGCGTACCGGCCGATGGCGTACCTGCGGGACGGTTCCCCGACGGGCCTGGTCCGGTCGAACCTGGACCGGACCGACGTCGGGTCCGACACTGCCGCCATCGCGACGGGAACGATGCTGTCGGCGTCTCTGTACCTGCATGCCGGGGACGTGGTCACGAACCTGACGTTCACGTCGGGTGCGACGGCTGGTGCGTCTCTCACCCACTGGTTCTTCGCCCTCTACGACACCCAGACCACCCCCGCCCTGATCTCGCAGACCGCGGACCAGGTCGCGGCGGCGTGGGCGGCGAACACGTCGAAGACCCTCGCCCTGGCCGCCCCGTACATGGCCTTGACGTCGGGTTTCCACCAGGCGTCGGTGTCGGTCACCGCGTCCACGGTCCCGTCCCTCATCGGGATCACGGTCCTGTCGAAGGCGTCGTCGGGTGTGGTGTCCGGTCAGGTGGTCCTCGCGCAGACGTCGGGGTCCGCGTTGGGTGCGACGGCCCCAGCAACGATCACGGGCGCTTCGACGGCCACCCAGGTCCCGTACGTGGTCGCGACCTGACCGTGGGGGTGGCGGGTGTCCGATGAGACCCGC